TGTTTTTCCTTGCCATAGACACCATCCCTGTCTTCCCCCACATGATGTGGGGGTTTTTTTTATCAATCACTTACCTCTCAATCTAAGTAAATACAGCTACTTAGATAAAGCTGTAACGGTTTGGAGCGGTTTTAAAACTCTCTGAGTGTGGACACAATGTGGACACTCAGAAAGGTGATTTATAACGCTACTCCGCCGTTCAGAGGATTCAGCGCGACCGCGTTCTGCAGATAGTCAGGCGCAAGGTGCGCGTAGGCCATCGTCTGCTGAATGCTTGCATGCCCGAGAATCTGCTGCAGCGCAATTATGTTGCCCCCGTTCATCATGAAATGACTTGCGAATGTGTGCCGCAGGATGTGGGTTGCCTGATTTGGTGGTATATCAGGTTTCACGCTGCGTAATATTCCGCAAAACTTCTCATAATCAACTTTGAACAACTTAGCGCTAGCCTCCTCTTTAACTTTCTTCTCCAGTTCCTCAGAAATTGGCACGGTTCGCTTTTTACCATTTTTGGTTTTTAAAAAGGTAACCCTGCAGCTTGTTATCTGCGCTGGTTTCAGTGTGGCAACTTCCGTCCATCTTCCGCCTGTGCTCAGGCACAAAAGCGCGACCAGTAAGTCATCACCAACTAAAACACTTAACAGTTTTTCGATTTCTGATTTTTCCAGAAACGTCATTTCCGGGTTGGCCTCCGCCAGCGGTGGCAGTCCGTGAATCGGGTGTTGTCCGGAAAATTCATCCAAATTAATTAACTTGGTGAACATGCCTGATAAACGGTACATGTCGCGGTTTATTGTCGCGGCGCTGATACCCTCACGCAGGCGAGTAGAACGATAATCCATTAAAGCCCTTTTGCTCATTCGACTCACCGGCATATCACCTATGCAGCTGATAGTTTTGAGCAGGTGGTTAAACTCTTTTTTGCCGTGTTCGTGGTTTTGTCCGTGATACTTCCACCAGACGTCCAGCAATTCCGTTAACGTTCGACGGTCAGTTCGCTGGCCTGCCCATTCTTTCTGGCTGGCATTGGCGATTGTGTATCGCTCGAATGCAACGGCCTCAGCCTTTCTTTCAAACTTCCTACGGATGCGTTTTCCATCGCGTCCGCGAGGTCTTATGTCCACTTCATAGCGACCATCATCGAGCTTCTTAATTGCCATAAGAAAGCCCTCCGGCGCGGTATTCATTATCTTGGTAACAAATGGTGAAAATATAATGCTTATAAAGAGTTACCCAGTCTGTTTCTCGGAGGATTCTGGTGTTGTTGAGTCTTGCCCATTGTGTGCGAAAGCCGGTGATATCTGACCAGCTTGGGGTGCTGTCTTATCGGTCATTAGCCATAGTGTGTATTTTTGAAATTGTGGGGTGTTCGTCACTTGGAGGAGAACCTGTAGCCCCGGTGTTTTATATTCCCCTTCATAGTTTTTGAGTGTGCTTAACGCGATTCCACTGATTTCACTGAATTTTTTTTGAGTTAAACCTTCAGCTTTTCTTATGGCCTTCAGTTTTTGCCCCATAGTCATTGACATGGTTTCCTTTTGGAGACTATATTCCCCTTAAAAGGTATCCCGGTGGAAACCTTTTAAGGTGTGAGAAACCAACCATCAAAACGGTTTCAAACGGTTTAGTAAGGGTTGGATCTAATGAGGGTATCACAAATGGAACCGAACGATTATTTAATGCAATACCCGCTTGACGCAGTTCACGTTGAGAAGTTTGCAGAGCTGCTGGGTAAGCCAAAAACAGCAATTGATGAGATGGTAAAAGCTAAAAAACTGCCAATTATTGAGCTTCGTGATCCAAATAAGCCGGGTGCTCGTGCTGGTGAAAAGTGGGTATTCATTCCCGAGTTTAATCGCGCTGTGCGTGAAGCGTTCTACAACAGACCGGTAGAACAGCGTGATGCGTGGCTGCTCTGGATGGGGCTTTGATTATGAATGATCCTCGTTGCATTGCTCAGTTATTGCGTAACGAAAGCCCGAGGGCGATGAATCTCACAATCACTCACGGCAGAGGGCGCAAGGGCATCATCATCCGCACTAAAAAACCTAGCGCGTTAAGTGTTGTTATTGCTGTTCTGAAATCCCGGAGGTTCTGGAAATGACGGTTATGACTCTCGGTATAGTTGAAAATCAACCGGCGGGATTGCGTGGACTGATTGGCAAATATCTCGCCGCGCCTCGTTGGCAGGATAGTTGCGATTTTTATAATCAAATGATGGAACGCGAGCGCCTGACCGTTTGCTTTCATGCTCAGTTAAAGCAACGGCACGCGACAATGCGTTTTGAAGAAATGAACGACGTCGACCGTGAGCGATTGGCTTGCGCGATTGATGAACTGCGAGCAGCATTTTCAAAACGTCGGCAGGTTGGCGCGAGCGAATATGCGTACATTAGTTTTTTGACGGTCAGTCAGCGCCGTTCTTTATTTATGCACGCAGGATTGACGGAAAAAGAATTTAATCAGCCTTATTGGCGTATTAATGAAGGTTCTTGTTATTGGCGGGATGCTTTATTTCGTGCGCTGCGTGAGCTTTTTGGCTTATTTGAACACGCACCAACAATATTAACCTCGGTGAAGCCCGAGCAATATCTGCATTAAATAAATGACCGTAAATTTTCACGCACTTAATTGTGCGGGGCTTCTTTTTGTCTGGAGAAAGTCATGCATACATTAACAGGAGCGCAATGCGGTAAGTTTTCATTAATGCTGCAGCAGGCGCGAAACGAAGCACAGACCGATGCGGCGACGCGCTTTTCATCTCATCTTGATGGCTTAATCCGTCATATAGCTGACTCTGAGTTATCTCGCGTGGAGATTGTCGAGCTGCTCAGTCAGGAATCTATCAAGTTTCACGATATCGGCCTTTCTCGCGGGGAGCATCTTTAATGTCTCTGATGCACTCAGTATTGCTGAATAACTGGCTAAAAATTGCGGTTATGAAAAGTGGTGAATTATCGCTTACCGACCTTAAGCGCGATAAAGAAACCGGAGCGATGACAGAGTCAACCATCGCTATCTATTCGAGTGAATTAAAACTCCTGACGGATGTGGTCAATTTGCTGGTTAAACGCGCCATTTTTCATAAGCAAATTACCACTGTTGACGACTTATCGAAATTAACCATCGAGTTAACTGGTTACTGCGCCAGTGAATTTAAAAAACTGAACAGAAATAGGAGATAAATCAATGCCAGATTATATGGATCACATTCAGGAGCGGCAGACGGAATCACTGACCCGCCAGATTAACGCCGCTCGGGTAAAGCCTTGCGGCGCTGCTTTATTGTTTTGTGTTGATTGTGACCGTCCTATTCCGAAGGAACGTCGCGCAGCGCATCCGACAGCGCAACGTTGTTTTTACTGCCAGTCATTGCTGGAAGCGAACGCAAAGCATTATCGGGGGCAGGCATGAGTATTCGTATTGAGATTGGTGAGCGCTATGTCGTCACAAGTGACCCATTCCAGTTTATTTTGCAGGAGAAGAAAACAGCTAAAACCGGTAAAAATACCGGCAAAGAATGGCTTGATGTTGTCGGCTATTACCCCAAATTAAACCAACTCGTTTCCGGTCTGATCCATCACGATATTTTGACGGGTAATGCCGTCTCTTTTGAGGTGTTGTGCGCTCAGGTTGAGCAGCTCGGTCAGCAGTGTTTAAAGGCATTTAACGCTAATGACCGTTGAGGCTCGGGGGCGTATCGCCCCGTCACCACCACCGCCGTTTACCAAAGGCACCGGCGAGCCTTTCGTCGGTGCATACTATTTTAACGCGCTGCGTGAGGCTGTTGGGCGCGAAAGACCTCTTACACGTGACGAACAGCGTCAGGTGCAAGGCGTTTTATCCAAAATTGACCGCCTGCCTTACTTTTTAAGCTCCCTGTTTAGCTCGCGCTATGAATATATCAGGCGCAACAAAAGCCCTGTGCATGGGCTTTATTTCCTTAAGTCGACATTCCTGCGCAGGTTATGGCCACGCATCGAGCGGGTTAATCAGCGCAACGAAATGAATACAGAGGCATCACTGTTGTTTCTTGCGGAAAGCGACAATTATGCGCGCCTGCCGGGGATGAACGACAAGGAATTGAAAAAATTCGCAAGCCGTATCGCCGCGCAGCTTTTCATCATGTACGAGGAATTAAGCGACGCATGGGCTGATACGCATGGCGGCAAAGAATTCCTGTTTGAAGACGAGGCACAGGCCCACCTGTATGGTCAGGTCGCAGGCGCAGCACGCGCATTTAACATCACGCCGCTTTTCTGGAAGAAATACCGCAAAGGTCAGATGACAATTCGCCAGGCATTTTCCGCCGTGGCACGACTCATCAATGATGAGTGGTGGATTAACCAGCTCAAGGCGCAGCGTATGCGCTGGCATGAGTCGCTGCTGATTGCATCAGGTGAAGTGAATAAAGACCGCTCACCGTATGCCAGCAAAAATGCGATCCGCGATGTGCATTCCCGCCGACTGGCGAACCTCGAATACCTCAAATCCTGCGAGCTCGAAAACAAGGTGACTGGCGAGCGTATCGACCTTATCAGTAAGGTGATGGGTAGTATTTCAAATCCTGAAATCCGCCGAATGGAACTGATGAACACTATCGCCGGTATCGAGCGCTATGCCGCCAGCGAGGGTGACGTCGGGATGTTTATCACGCTGACCGCGCCGTCGAAGTATCACCCGACACGTCAGGTTGGTAAGGGCAAAGAAAAGACCGTTCAGCTTAATAACGGCTGGAACGCTGAGGCGTATACACCAAAAGACACGCAACGCTATTTGTGTCACATCTGGAGCCTGATGCGTACAGCATTCAAAGACAACGATTTAGATGTTTACGGAATGCGCGTTGTCGAGCCACATCACGACGGCACGCCACACTGGCACATGATGCTGTTCTGCAAGCCGGGTCAGCGCAAAGAGATTACCGAAATCATGCGCCGTTACGCTCTCAAGGTTGATGGTGACGAGCGGGGTGCTGCAAAGCAGCGTTTTCAGGCGAAGCACCTTAATCGGGGTGGCGCTGCCGGTTATATCGCGAAATACATTGCGAAAAATATCGACGGTTATGCGCTCGATGGTCAGGTTGATCACGACACTGGAAAACCGCTGCGAGACACTGCCGCCGCTGTTACTGCATGGGCGTCGACGTGGCGCATTCCGCAGTTTAAGACGATTGGCCTGCCGACAATGGGCGCTTATCGCGAGCTTCGAAAGTTGCCTCGCGGCGTCAGTATCGCATCAGAATTCGATGACCGTGTCGAGGAGGCTCGCGCTGCTGCTGATAAGGGTGATTTTGATATCTACATCGCCGCGCAGGGTGGGGCAAATATTCCACGCGACAGCCAGACTGTCAGGGTCGCCCGTAACGCTTCCGAGGAAACCAACAACTACGAGGAAGATATTATTCGGGTTGTCGGTATTTATGCCCCCCATATGGGCGCAAATCACATTCGTGTTACCCGGTCAGCCGACTGGCGCATCGTGCCAAAGGTTTTGGCCGTTGAGCCTTTGATTTTAAAAAGCGGCCTCGCCGCGCCTCGGAGTCCTGTCAATAACTGTGGAAAACTCACCGGCGGTGACGTTCCGGTTATGGCTCCCACACCGTCTGAGTATGCCGCAGCGGTGCTAAATCTTGTTGATGACGGCGTTATCGCATGGGATGACCCCGAGGTTGTGACGGCGCTCAGGGGCGCACTAAAACACGGCGCACCGCGACCAAATCGCCAGCAAAGAAGCGGCGAACCATTAAAACCGCATCAGATAGCGCCATCAGGGCGAATGACGAAGGCCGAACGGGCGCAGATTCCGCGCATCCGCTTCGAGCTGGCACAGCAGGGCATCACGCCGCAGCGCTGGGAGATTCAGGCGCTGGCGCGTGGCGCTACTGTTAGGATTGGGGAGATAAGTTTCTCATACCCAGTGGTTGACGAATGGGGTTGGGCTATAGTTGAAGATAGATAGAGAAACCCCCTCAAAGCTCGGTATGCCAGTAAAGGGCGCTTTTAAGAAACTGTTGTAGATGTGACCAATTGAGCGTAGAATCGCCATCCGGCTTTGTTGTTTGTTATTGAGAATCGCTATCATTGCCGCGATATTTTATGATGTTCCTGAAAGGCGAGAGAGACTAAAATGAGCAAAAAGATTATCACGATCCAAGTAAGAGGCGAGCACGCTAACGCTAAAGCTGTACGTCGTTCAAGGCTTGAACAAAGTGTTAATCGTTCCCTGCGTGCCTCGTTTTCTCTGGAAGGTAACCATATTACCGATACGTCATGGTCTAAGATGGAGCAAGCTGCTCGATTTTTGACGAGAGTTGCCGTCGCTTAAATCTCCTTGATTGCTCTTGATATAAGGGCAATCAAGTTCCGCTTATTGTGGTGAATGGCACGTCTTACAGCGTAATGATAAGCTCGCTTATTTTTATTACTTCCATCCAGTTTTTCCATATCAAATTCATATCCCATCGTTGCAGCCACAATCTGAAGAAATAACCTAATTGAACGCCCATTTCCATCTTCAAAAGGATGAATCCACGCGAG